CTTAACGACAGAAAGACAAAAGAAAGTCTTACCCGTGCCTGATTCTCCTGCCACGGCAGTAATCTTATTGGAAGGAAAACCTCCAAAAATCGAACCACTAACCAGGGCGTTAACAACGTAACTCCCAGTATCAACAAAAGATTCAATATCGCCAGCAGCAACCCCTTCGCTAACAAGACTAGCATACTCATTCTTGCTGTCCTTAATGACTGTATCTAGAAATCCCATGGTTATAAAAATGATAATAGTGAAACTTTTTTTTCGTAATCCCAATCAATACATCCTAGCACATTCTTCAAAGGTTCTAGGAATGACTTCTCAAATTGTAATTGATAATCAATGTACTTGTCTAAATTAAATTCTTTAGGAATGTCACTGAAGAAACTAATGCAGTTTTGCATCATTGGATTTGGTGTCTTCAGATAAATAAATTTAATTTTTTCTCCTTCCTGAATAATAGGATACTTATTAGTTATCTTGTTCTTGCGAACATAGTAATTATAAAGTAAAGATCCTCTCACATGGATAGGTGTTCCCTTACGATAAATGTCATGGGAACATTTGTATTTGGTCATGCCATTGCATCCACGGGGGAAAGCAATATTTACATAGTCCTGGTTTCTAGTATCTTTTTTCACAAACTCAATAAACTCAATCAAGTCTTCATTGGTTTGTGTCAAGATTAATTTGAATGCATGATATAGTTTATCACGATAGTATTGTGGTGTAGAAGATCTAGCAGTCTCCATACCACAGATTTTCATCTTAGGTTCTTTATATCGAACTCCTTCACTATCCCATACGTTAAGAACATAGCGTTTCTTTGCAGTCCAGAAACCACGATTAGCAATGTTCTCTCTCTTCATGACCATCTTCTGGTCATATGCATTCATATAAGTGGCGAGCTCTTGGTAAGAACTTTCAATATACTTTTCAAATTCCACCTTACACACCTTGTCAAGGAAAGAAACAACTCCCGCATCAGTTTTCTCTCTGTTGGCGAATACAGTTTCAACCAAAGGACCCAGGTTGAGGTACATAGAATCGGTATCACAAGCAATAACATAATCAACATCATCTGTTTTTAAAATTTTGTTTAAGTATGCGTTTGTTTTATTGCTGATCCAGCGAATGGAAAGTTGTCCAGAACAAGTGATTGCCTCAGCAATCTCTAGTCGGAAGTATCGAAAGTGTTCATTACCAATAGCACCATAAGCAGAGTTGAGGGAGATCTTCTTTGCCATCTGAATGTTATTACAGCGAGCAATCTCTTTCTTCAATTCAATAGTAGGAGTCTTCTCATACTGCTGCTTTGCTTCAAGCATCTTCTTCTTGTAGATAACGCGAGAGTCATACATCTTCTGCATCATCATAGGAAGGAAACCCATCTCATCCTTCTTGTACAGAGTACCATTAGCAGCAAGACAATCGGTAATACCAGATGTGTCTATCTCTTTCTCAAGCAACTTATCAATAGTTGCTGTAGGGTGTCTGTTTGGGAGCAGGGTCTCTGGTGAGAGGTTATACTGCATGATAAGATGAGGGTACAGACTATTAAGGTCAAAGCTGACAACCCAGTCATAAAAACCTGGTTTAGGTTCTTTAACATATGCACCAGCATACTTAGCGTCTTTTCTTGCTTCCTTCTTGGGGGGTATTGCAATGTGTCTCTTTAGCAACTCGACGTAGATATAATTATCCCACATACGAACCTGAGAAAATACATCCTCAAAGTTTACCTTAGCATCATATGCCATAGTGAAGGCAAGTTCAAGCAACTTCATCTTATCATCCAACTGGTCAACCAGACGAACGTCAATGATATTGTATTCTACAAACTTCTGCCAGTCCTTGGTGTAGAACTCTTTGAAGGTGTCATACTCACTATGATCTAGTTTCTTTGTATCTAGTTCTACACTAGCAATATGATCTAGACGATAAGATGATTGATTTGTGTATGTGAATTTACGATACAACTCAAGATAGTCAAGCGTTGCAATACCTGAGATGTCATATGCAATTTGCTTACGACCTTTGATATAAATCTCACGACAATAAGTAGACTTCCATGGTGACAATAACTTAGCGTCACGCTCACCAATAACACGTTCGATACGCTTACTTATGTAAGTCATGTCGAACAACTGCACGTTCCACCCAGTGATAACATCAGGATAGTTGCTCATCCAGTAATGGATGAATGCCTGCAGCATACCAACCTCGGTACTGAAGTGCATGTAGTCCACGTCTTTGTGGGTGTTGTCAAACGCATAACGTCCGAAGACCTGGATGCGTCTTGTGCGACTATCCTTCAAAGAGATAAGAAGAATTTCTTGGTCGGCAGTTTCGATATCAGGGAACCCATTCTCTGCTGCTGTCTCGATGTCAAGTGTGAACACACGAATCTGACTAGAGTCAAACTCAATCTGATCTGCAGGATATTGTTCTGCAATGTATTGATTCAGGTAGCGAGTTTGACCACAGATCTCAAAGTCAGGAATGTCTTTATGATCATCCACAAACTTTCTTGCGTCACGAATAGTTCCCTGCTGTACAGGACGAACATTCTTACCATCCAGAGTCTTCCAGCGAGAAGGTTGTTGGGTGGGCAGATACAACGTAGGGTTAAAAGGGACCTTATCGCTGAACTGGTTTCCGTTTTGGTATCCACGAACCTGGATATTATTACCTGCTTGCTGAACGCTGGTGTAAAACTTCATTCCTCTTTTGCTTTTAAATCATAGTATAGTGAAGAGAACATTGGTGATGGTTCAGCAATAAATGTAATATTTTCTGAACGAATAACCAGTTCTCTATCTTCGCTGTAAGGAGGGAAGGGCACTGCCCCATCCTCATTAATCTCACATGCATGTTTCAGAACACAATCTGGATTACCAAATTCTGTATCAGGAATCTCATCAACCTCTGCTACGATCCAGTGACCATCAATTTTCAGGAGTTTCAGCATCCGATTCCTCCTGTGCAAGCGGGGTAGCAATAGGATGCTGATCAGTATTTCCTGCAACTCCAGCAGTAGGAGCATCAACACCAACAACTTCAGTGATCTCTGCTAGTTGTGCTTCCATGTTAGGGTTTGTTTGACCCTCTTCCCACTTAGGAAGTTCATTATCCTGTTGAGCAACCAGAGAAGCAATCTTCTGGCGGTATGCACCATCTAGACCTTGATCAGGAATACCGATTGCTAGAATGCTGTCATAGGGCACACGGAATTGATAATCGATAGAGTAAGGACACCACTTGCTGAACTTCACTTGAAGGTCATTCTCAGCAGTAGAATATAAGGGTTTCGCATGATGAGGCAGATGCCACGGCGCTCCTCGCCTTCTCCTTCAAATGCTTCTTGTAGTTCACAGATGACACGTTCGCCATTTTTAAAAACGATAATCTTATCAGACTCAGACATAGTTCTCCAATCTTTTTAGTAGTATAGCACGAAATTGCAAAGGGGGCAACCGCCCCCTGTGACAGATATTTATTTGACTTCGTAAGTCGTTCGTCTCATGTGGTCTGGTATAATTTTTTCTAAACTCACGACCAGCATACCATCCTCAAACGTCACGTCCACAACTCTAACATCGTCACCGAGTTGCCAAGTATTCGCAAATGATCTTCGCGAGACTCCTTTGTGTAAGTATTCTGTTTCAGGATCCTGTCTTGTAGTGTTGCTGGTAACCTTGAGAATGTTTGATTCAGTAGATACTTCAATCTCCTCTCTTTTAAATCCTGCGAGAGCAATTTGAATTTCGTAATTACTGGCGTCATGTTTGATTAAATTATACGGGGGGTAGTTTTTATTATGATTGGTCATCGAATCTAATCGATGAAACATATCATTTAAACCTACGGCATGAGGTAGGTATAGATCCCATGTATGTGTCATTAGTGTTCTCCTTAGATAAGCGAGATGTTTGTATGGACCCCTAAGGCATCCAACACTATTTAATCAAGACACAAAAAAAGTGATGTAGTGTTCACCGCATCACTTTATAAGGGTTTCCGACTTTTGTAGAGACCGCACGAAAGGTCTCAAATTTATTTATGCTTCTGGTTT